CTTTGCCCATAATACCACGAGCCCTTCTTTCACGAGCTAATTCTGCCCTATAATCTTTTCTATCAGGGCGTGCGTTCCGCTTTTTATCATAAGCAAGTTTCTTTCTATACGCTTCAGGGTTTGTGGCGTAAAATTTTGCCGTGCGTCCTTTACTCGCCATCGGTCTTCTTTCCCCTGCGACGACGATTGGTCGAGCCATTGCGAGGCTTCTTGCTGACAGGCGATGCCTTGTCTGCAAATTCACTAATAACCTGAGTCTTGGGCGTTTTGGATCGACCAAGATTCTTAGCCAGTAGACGAGACATCGCCATTACTTTTTCTTTTTATTAGTTTTCCGCTTTCCTTTAGGCTTATCTTCTTCGCGCTGAAATCTCCTTGCTACATCAGGAGCAAAGGCATATAGATATCTTTTCTGCTTCTTAGACTTAAATGGCATGGCTAGAACGGCGAGCCATCTTTATTAGTAGATCCTTTGGCATAGGTCGTAACGCCCAGGCTGCCATCAATGAGAGGATCTGTGATTTGCCGACGAGTAATATCTGGATGACCAGCAGAAATATCAGCGTCAATATTAACGCCATCTATATATCTGGGACCAGTTAAGTACTCAACCTCGTCATTCACTTCCCTTCACCTTCTTCCCTGGCTTTAGTGCTAATACGAGTCTTGGGTGCAGGCTTCTCTTCAGTCACTTCAAAAACTTCTTTCTTGGCTTCAACTTTAGGTGCGGATTTTTCTTGACTCCTGATTACCCAGCCAGCTTCAATCAGTTCCTTGGCTTGGATTGTAAAGTATGCCTTACGCTCCTCGTCACCCCTGACGAAGATGGTAGGAAGTTCAGGTAAATGCATAATAAAAAGGGTGACCTAAGCCACCCTTATTATTCCAGCCCATTTGGAATAGATCAGTCGACGTTCTCGACGGCATCCAGGAAGGCGGCACCCACAGTGGCGGAACCAGTGCCAGCAGCAATGGTGTACTTCACCAGGTTGTCAGCATCGCACAGAGCACCACGGACATGGGCAATCCCCACGCCATTCAGATCCAGGTCACTAGCGCCAAACACCACATCCTTGCCGCCAACGTTAAAAGTAACAGTAGCGTTGCCGGTAATGGTGCTGTTTACCAGGATGCAACGGATGGTTTTGATACGACTGAGGGTCACGCCAAGATCGGCGTCGGTGGTGGTTACCACCATGTTTGCATCGAGATCAAACTTCTCGCGGGGGAAAATACCAGTAGAGCGTTGAGCCATTTTTCTAAAGAAAAGATTGCAAACCAGCGTCTCCTAAGCCGACGCCATCGGTTCTAATGTATAGTTCCTAAATTATCAAATAAAAAAAGGGGGCCGTAGCCCCCTTGTCCTCACACACGACCCAATCTGGCAAGATCAGGCGTTGGCGTTCACGTTGGTCAGGCGAGCAGCCGAGCGGCCGTTCACCATGGCCAGACCGCAATACCACTCGACGCGGATCACAATCTGGGGAGAAGAGGTGGACTCGCCCAGGTCACGCACCTGCACGCCACCGTTCTGGATGCCGGTCAGCAGGTCATTGCCGAAGGTCACAACATAGATCGACTGATCGGTCACGGTGCCATCGAGGATAGCAGCGTTCTGATGGTCGCGATCCAGTTCGACAACAGGCAGGCCGGCATACACCATTTGCTGGTAGCCGAACTCGTTGCGAGCGATATCAATCTGGGAAGAGGTGCGTGCCTGCTTGGTCAGATGACGACGGGCAGACTTTGACATCACCAGATACTTGGTACCGCCTTGGGCATCCACAGCATCAATGGCCTCATCCAGCTTGTTCAGGTCAAGAGCAGCAGCGCTGGAAGCATTGCGGATCACCTGGCTGTTGGTGGCATAGGCACCAGCAGGCAGGCGAGCAGCCAGACCATCAAACTCGGAAGGAGACTGGTTCGAATCACCGTTGATGAACAGCGATTCCCAAGCCAGACGCATTGCGCGGGTCTTGGCCTGCACCTGATAGGCGCGGGACTCAGCACCTTCGAGCTCGAGGATAGCGCGGTCAATCTTGATGTCGCCACCGAACAGACGGAGACTCTCAGACTGCTGGCTCACCTCGGCATAAGCCTCGGCATAGTTAGCGTTATAGTTACGGAAACCCACGTCACCGAGGGACTCCTCACGCTTCCAGAACAGACCGTTACCCTGGATTTCGCGGAAAGGCAGGACGCTCAGCAGTGGCCCCGCAGCAAGCTCAGAAACAATAGCCAGTTCCTGAGGATTGCTGGCATGCTTCTTGGCTTCGGAAAGATTTAAAGCCATTGTTAATGGACTCCTTGAAGGTTAAAAGGAAAGGTGAAACGTGTTCAAGGCGTCACGCCTCAACAGCGGAACACCCTGCCTGAATAACCATCACGGCCAGTCAAAACCGGGTGCTTTCTATCATATAGTTCCAAAATCTTTATTCTTCCCAATAAAAAAGCCCCTTTCGGGGCTGCCTTGGGTATCAGCCAAATGCTCTTAAGAAGAGTTCTTCCCTAGAAAGACCTGTCAAGTCTTCTACTGGCATGCCATTGCTATCAGTACCAGCGTAATTAAGACCAGCACCAGAGCCTTTCACGCCACGGAAAAATGTTCCGTAAACAGGATGCAACTTAAAACTGCCAACATATTCTTCTGGGGTAATACGCTTACCGGTCTCGCTGTCTAAGATTGGATCGCCCTGACTATCAATAACAGTCAGACTGCCATCAGGTTCTTGCCTGAAACGAGTACTGAGTTGCTCGGCAAACATGTCAAAGAATGACACCCCATCAGCAGCATCGGTGCGACCACCAGCACCGATAAACACCTTTTCTAAAGCGTATCGCTTTTGGTATTCATTAATACGCTCTTCAGCAACTCTTGCCTTTGCTTCGGCCTCAGCCGCTTGACGGCCATATTTCTCCTCGATTGCTCGAATTGACTCCCCATAGCGAGATTCAATTTCTGCAGCACGGGCGGCATCAGCCTGTAGCTTTTGATACTCTTCTGGATTAATTTCAGCAAACTTGGAAAGTTGCTGTTCTTTTTCTCTAATCTGTCGTTCATAAGTTTTACGCGCTTCGCGCTCGGAACGCAACGCTTTCATTAAATTAGCAACTTCATCTGGCGAATATGCCTTATCATTGGCACCAGAATCTTGCTGGGAAAGATCCTGACTCGCCGTCTCCATCTCAGAGACTTGAGTGTTTTCTTCGGACATAACTTTAGGGACTCACTCCCTATGCGAACGCGCTAGGTTACCGATGAACCATATCTCATAATACGGTTCCTTGGGTATCGAATATTGTGTGTTTTATTTAGCACGCTGGCAAGTCCACTATATCTATTTTTAAATAAATTATTGGGATAAACGAAACCGGTAGTTAAACGCATCTCTTTATATTTTGCAATTAAGTTTTGCGCAGTCATTAAAGATTGAGTATTTGAATAATCAATTGTCGTGATATCATTCATATCCTCATAAACAGATTCTAATAGCATGTCAATACCTAAATTAAAATACTCTGTTTGTCGATAGTACTCCAGCCAGCAACAAAGTAATCCAGCAATTTGAGGAGCAGCAAAACTGGTACCATTAACACTTGACAGATAATATGCGTTATCTCTTGGGTCGTAAGGAAACATTCCACCACTCGTATAAAATCCTCTAACTGTGCCAGTCTCATTTGTATTGGCAGTATCCGCATATGTTAAATCAACAGTAAACCGATCAATGTAAGATGAAGTGCCCGAAAATGTGAGAGAATTTATAGTATAATTGCCGTTCAGGGCTGTCGTTGTATTCATAACAATCTTGACCGTTTGACCAATCAAATCAATATCTAAGTCCCTCGGGTCACTTGTTGTAAAAGTGGCTACATTGCCACTAACCGACCAACTTTTTATATTATAAGATTGTTCGCTATAAGAGGCAGCACAAGCACATGCTTCGCCAGCAGCAAAGATGTCTACCCTACTGCCCTTATTGCTAAAATCACTTTTCTTCATAAGGGCGGCATTATTGCAAGACCCTACGCATGTCACTACTTCGCTTTGCTTCCAAACATCGCCCCTATGATAATTGAGAGTCCCGTATCCACTCGCTGTTACAGTGTTGTTATAGTCGCTACCGTTACTATATTCCATGGTATAATTATCATTTCCAGAAGCATTGACAAAAATTATTCCATCATCTGCAGCATCCAGCAAATCTGCCGCGTAAGCAGTATACTGGGCTGGCACTGTATGATATCCGGTATAAGATCGCATTACACCATAATTGCTTTCAATATTAACTGAACTCCATCCCGGTGAAGCCGTGGTATATGTTGTACCCCTATAATTGATAGAGGTAATTGAAATGAAAGGAATAGTATAATTTAAGCCAATACTTGCATTCACAACAGTTGGATTTTTAAATCCAGTTGCTGGATTAATTGTTTTATTTTTTGCAAAGGCTCGGATGTAATCAAAAACCAGTAAATCCCAAACGCCTGGATAATGAGCGAAGAATTCTCCGCCTGTTACGTTTGATGATACAGAACCATTCAAATTGTATGTACCGACGCCACCGGTACCGGTGCCGAATGATGAGATGGTCCTAGTTGTAGTAATTCCATCACCCTGAATCCTGTCACCGACAGCAATTGCTATACTATTTGGATCAACTGACGTAATAGTTAGAACACTGCCACTTGTGTTACCAACAAATTTTGCATATCTTGGCTGATTATAATTAATATTATAAATACTCGCACCTTTTGCAATCCCATGTAAAGAGCCTGCAGCGCAAGATGCTACTGGTGTTCCGTGATCATCCCCATAACCTGCGAGATATTTATATGCGCCTCTTGGCAAAGCCTGCCCGTCTAAATCCCCGAAAGCAGTTACTGTGCTATTATATTGAAACCAATTTAATGAATTGAATCTTGAACCACCGGTCCCATCAATATTAACCGAAAAATCCGGATGACTTCCATTGATATAATCATCAAGTATAATTAAGTCGACGCCGGCGCCGGTTAGGTTGTAGTCAATAGTTGCGGTTTTGGCCGGAGTCGAACCATCATATCCCCAATTCGGATCATGCGAAGATTCAAAATGTCTCAGTAAGCCCCAGTTGACACTGCTTGAATTCGGAACAATCGCCTTATCGAAACTACCAGTCTGTGAATAAACTTTCTTGAATTCTAAGCCCAATTCACTTGGAGGCAATTCCACATCCCAGACCCTTGGATCCTCTTTTAGCCGAGCAGCTTCTTCTTCAGTTAAGTAATAGTGTGTATTTCTACTCAGGGGCCGACGAAGGCTACAGTCCACCATCCTGTTAGGCACAAAATCATTGCCACCAGGTGTCTCAATATCTCGATATAAAGAATCTAAATCTTCTTTGTTGTAAACGGTAACGACATAAAGACGTGTTTCCATCAGACTTCCAGTTGTAGGAGTTTGAGTGTCACGGTAATAGCCGCCGTTGAGCCAGAATTATTTTCTACTTTTAAATAAATATTTGTTGTCACCGGTGATTCATCATTAAAGCCTAAAACGCCAGGCGTAATCTTTTGAGTTTCGGCGGCAACATTGGCGACCTCTGCGATAACCCCAGAGCCAGGAGTGGGATCAATATAAACTGTCCTAGATGCATCTGCCGTTCTTGCCGCTGAGCTGCTATAGATGGTAACCCAGGCTGCAGCAGATGTTTGCACACTATATAAAATATAAGATTTGAATCCTGTTATTGTTATGTTTGCAGAAGTGTTGTTTGCTATAGAGGAGGTGGTACCGGAAACTGATACCCTTGTAGGTAATGCCAGCGGTACAGTGCCATTGACAAAGTTTGTTCCGTCATACGTGAGAACCTGACCGCTTGTTGGCGTACTAATAACTACATCAGTAAGACCATCAAGATTTGTGGCTGGCGTGCTATTAATCCATTTATTTGTTGCACTATTATAAATTAGCGATTGGCCATTCGCTAAAGATGTAAGCGCAACGTCTTCAAGCGTGGCAATAGTGCCCGTCGGTGGCTG